TAGAACTGCCTGGGTGATCTGCATTTCTTTTTCATATGTGCTCATTATATCTCTGAGCGTTTGATCACTGCCTTCTCCTGCTAGACCGTCTAATATATCTTTAAATTCTTGACTATCAACTAGAGGTTTACATTTTGCACGATACAAATGAGGGTACCAAGTTACAGAAAATCCTTCTGCTGCTCTTGAAATTTCTTCAATCACATAAAATCTTTTAAGAGCAAATTGAAAATCATTTAATGCGAATTGATCTTTTAAATGCGGTAATTCTATTACATCGCCAGCAATCAACTTTCTGCCTATCTTTTCAACAGTGTCATTGATATGAAAACTTATAAAAATTGTGTCGTTCTGTAAAAATAATCCAAACTGACTAAGGTTGAAGTCTGTGTCTTGTATATTATAAACACCTCTTAACACATAGATATCGGGGTCGTATTTCCTATCTCTATTTTCTAAAAATAGCAGGTCCTGTATATTGCTTACACTATTGTTAGCATAATCGGGAGTAGATGGTGTATCTTCGGTTGGGGTTCCTGGACCTATGTATTTGTGTACAAAAACGTCAGTACCGCCTACCTGGAACATTTCCCAGATATTTTTATCGATGAATTTGTAATCATTGCCCTTTTCTGGGCGATAAAGCGAAAGTCTTGGCATAGTCTTATATTTACCGCTACGATAAATAGTTGTATGAGCCAAACTAACCAGATCAAACAGGGTGTCTACGATTACTGCAAAACTATGCTAGGCGATGGCATGATTGACGTTGAATTAGATCCTGTACATTACGAAACTGCACTAAACAGAGCTTTATCTGTTTTTAGGCAACGCAGCGATAATTCTGTAGAAGAGTCGTACATTTTTTTAAACTTACAGCCCGATGTAAATGAATATATTTTACCTCAGGAAGTACAACAGATTAGACAGATTTTTCGCAGAAGCATAGGTTCGAGAACCGGAGGCGGTACAGGCGGAACAGTATTTGAGCCTTTTAACCTAGCATATGCAAATACCTATCTATTAAGCTCGACTAATATGGGCGGATTGTTAACCTATGAACTATTTGCAGGATACCAAGAATTAGTAGGAAAAATGTTTGGCAGCTTTATTAATTTTACCTGGCACCCCGAAAGTCGTAAATTAGTAATACAGCAACGACCTAGAACAGAAGAAAGTGTTATGTTACAGGCATACAACACCAAACCTGACACTACCATAATCCAAGATGTGTATTCTGGACAATGGATCAAAGACTATGCTCTAGCTAACTGCAAAATGATGCTAGGACAAGCCCGCAGTAAATTTGCTAGTATCGCTGGACCACAAGGCGGTGGTCAGCTAAATGGCACAGCCTTAATAGCCGAAGCCCAACAAGAAATGGAAAAGCTTGTTGACGATCTAATGAAACTAGTTCCCGGCGGGTCGGGCTATACATTTATTATAGGTTGACTCCACGATATTAAATCTGCTATAATGTCTTTAATTGGAGGACATTATGATTATTGGGATTTGCGGTTTCATCGGTTCGGGTAAAGATACTATCGCGGACTATTTGGTAAATTTTCACGAGTTTAGAAGAGAGAGTTTTGCGTCGACTCTTAAAGATGCTGTAAGCGCGGTGTTTGGATGGGACCGGACATTGTTAGAAGGACGTACTAAAGAAGCTCGTGAATGGCGTGAACAAATAGATCCGTGGTGGGCAGAACGTCTTGATATGCCCACACTAACTCCGCGTTGGGTTTTACAGTACTGGGGTACAGAAGTGTGCCGCAAAAGCTTTCACGATGATATCTGGATCGCCAGTCTAGAAAACAAACTTCGCAATTCTAAAGACAGTGTAGTAATTTCCGATTGCCGTTTTCCTAATGAAATACAAAGTATAAGAAATGCAGGCGGCATTATCATATGGGTCAAACGAGGCGCTCTGCCAGACTGGTACGATGTAGCTCTAGAGGCAAACAAAGGTCATAATTGGGCTTTCCAAGATCTGAAAATGCGAAAAGTACACGCATCGGAAACTGCCTGGGTCGGCACCGAATTTGATGCCATCATAGAGAATGATTCTAGTATCGATGATCTGTATCAACAGATTCGATCAATTATCAGCGATAAGATCTCCCTGTCTCCAAGTAATTCCCTCCTTACCAAGTACTTGCGCACAGTTGGCACAGACTGTTTTTAAATTACTGTAGCGGCAGTTATCTAAATTGCCGTCAATGTGAAACACTCTAAAAACTTCTCGGTGCGGAGACTTAAATCCGCACTTTTCGCACTGTTGTTTCATTTTGTAGCCTGATCTAAACCATCTCGGAATACCGTGATAAACTCCGTTGGTTAGACATATTTCGCACAAACTTCGATAGTAGATTCTTCCGTTCTTTTTATAATTAACGGCCCTGGGTCTATATCCGCACTTACATAATGGTCTCATAAAAATATTTACACCTTTTTTGCCCCTTTTTATCTGACTCAAACCGGCCAAAATTACAAAATGGTGCTAAATACTTTGACATAAGATTAACCCCAGGAGATATTCGAATGGCACTAACATCACCAGGCGTACAAGTTACAGTTATCGACGAGAGTTTTTATACACCTGCAGAACCAGGTACAACTCCATTAATTGTAATTGCTACGGCAGAGAATAAATCAAATGCAGCCGGAACAGCCACCGCTGCTGCAACAACACAGGCAAATGCAGGAAAAGCATTTAAAGTAACCAGCCAGAGAGATCTAGTTGAAAATTTCGGTGTACCTTTCTTTGAAAAGACAGCAAGCTCTGCACCAATACACGGATCCGAAAGAAACGAATACGGATTACTTGCTGCGTACAGCTATCTAGGAGCTTCTAATTCAGCATTTATCGTAAGAGCAAACATCGACCTCGATGAATTAGAAGGTGCATCGACTGCCCCGGGAGCAGAACCAGCAGATGGAAAGTGGTGGGTAGATACACAAGCAACGACCTGGGGTATCCAAGAATGGAATGGCGCTGCTGCAACAGTAACCGGCGGCCAGAAGTTCACTAACAAAGTACCACTAGTGTTTACCAACGATGAAGTTGATCAAATTGACAGTAACGGACCTAAGACATCTGTAGGCGCCATCGGAGACTATGCTGTAGTGTTTGAGACCATTGGCGACGATGGTACTTATACAACAAAATCTGTAGGTAGCTTCGGCGATAAAGAGCCAGCAAGAATTTGGTATAAATCACCAGGCGGCACATATTCCGGCGGAACGTTGATTGCCGCAGGAGATTGGGTGTTAGTTGGTAGTCCAGAATGGAAAGCTAGCTGGGCCGCTGTTTCTGGTACAGCAGTTAACACTACATTGACTACTGGTCAAACTTTTATTATCAACGGTGTATCGGTAGCGATCGGTGCCGGCGGTAATACTAATGCCAAGTTAACAGCAACAGCTACAACTATCAATTCAGATCCTACCCTATCAGGACAAGGTATCAGTGCCAAGAGAGTTGGATCAGCTCTTTACATCTATTCAGATGGATCAGCGACATTCGACACCGGTGGTGATTCTACTCAAACCGGAGTTGTAGAAATTCAAGCAGGCACAGGTGGTTCCGCATTATTAACCGCTCTAGGATATAGTGCTAAAGAATACTATCCTCCAAGACTGCAAATCAGTCCACATACAACAGTTCCTCAATGGAAAACAGCCAGCGACGAGCCAAGACCAAGCGGTTCTGTTTGGATCAAGACCACTGAGCCAGCTAACGGAGCACGTTGGAGAGTAAAGCGTTGGAGCTCTGCTACTAAAACTTGGCAAGCTATTTCGGCACCGCTTTATGCCACAGGCCATGCAGCACTTTATTATCTAGACAGATCCGGAGGCGGAGTAAATTTAGCCAAAGACGATGTCTATGTACAATTTAACTGCGATGAAACAGCTACAGCAGCAACACCTGCAGTGGCGAAATTCAGAGTATTCCATAGAAAAGCCACAGGAAATACAGAAATTGTTTCCTCAGTAATTACTAGCTCAACATTCAGTGCCGGTAGCAAAGGCTTTACAATGAAACAATCTCGTACAGGAAGCCTTACACTAGACTCTGTTTCGGTATCGTTCACTGCCACAGCAGATTCTACAGATGTAGAATTAATTGCTACTGCTATTAATGGTGCAGACTTTGGTGTAGATTCAAATGGCGATCAAATTACAAATCTTATCGAAGCCAGCGTTACTTCGGACAACGAATTAAAAATTGTTCATAAGAAAGGCGGCGAAATTAGATTTATCGACGGTAGCGGAACTCCTATCGCATTGCTGTTCGCTGACTATAATCTAGATACAGGTGCAGGTACAGCTAATTTTTACGCACTACCAGACGACGCTGTTGAAGAATATGTAGCTTCTAATTGGGAACCCTTAGCAGCAGAAGATTTTGCAGCCAGCGGAGATGCACCATTAGACGAGCCAGAAGACGGAAGACTATGGTACAATCCAGACTTCGGCGATGTTGACATGATGTATCATAATGGTACAACTTGGGTAGGCTATAGAGATGCGTCAGCATATCCTAATTCAGATCCTAACGGAGCACAGGTAGGTGCTACTGAACCTACTACCCAAAGCGACGGTACTCCTTTAGTTGACGGCGACCTCTGGATCAGCACAGCTGATTTAGAGAATTTCCCAACCATTTATCGTTGGGATGCTGTAGCAGACCTAGAGTGGAAACTAGTCGATAAAACAGATCAGCAAACTGAAGAAGGTGTTTTATTCGCAGATGCTAGATACGGAACCAGTGGCGCTACAGGAAATACTGCTGCCACTATTAAAGCATTACTAACAAACAATTATCTAGATCCAGATGCACCGGATCCAGATCTATATCCACGTGGTATGATGCTTTACAATACACGCAGAAGCGGTGGTAATGTAAAACGTTATGAAAACAGCTACATTGATACTGCTCTAGATAACGGAAGATACAACGATGAGTCGATGTCAGCATATGCTACTGACCGTTGGGTAACAGCTTCTGCTAACAACGAAGACGGTTCAGGTAGCTTCGGACGCAAAGCACAACGTAAAGTCGTAGTTTCAGCTCTTAAGAGTGTTATTGACACCAGCGAAGAAATTCGTGACGAAGAGCGTCGTAACTTTAACTTGATTGCTTGCCCAGGATATCCTGAAACATTAAGCAATCTAGTCAATTTGAATATTGATAGAGGCATTACTGCTTTCGTGGTTGGAGACACTCCTCTACGTCTAGCATCAGATGCAACTACATTAACAAATTGGGGTACTAATGCAGCGTTAGTGACTGACAACGGAGACGAAGGTATTGTTACCTACGACGAGTATAGTGCAGTTTACTATCCAAACGGATTTACCACAGATTTAAGCGGTGCTAATGCTGTTGTGCCAGCAAGCCATATGATGTTACGAACAATCGCTCTAAGCGATGCTGTTAGCTATCCTTGGTTTGCACCAGCAGGTACAAGAAGAGGTGGTATCACAAATGCTACCAGCGTAGGATACATTGATGCAGCTACAGGAGAATTCCAGACAGTTGCACTCAATGAAGGTCAACGAGATACACTTTACGATTTAAAAATCAATCCGATTCCTTTCTTCGTAGGCGTTGGTCACGTTGCATACGGTCAAAAAACTCGTGCAAGAAATGCTTCTGCATTAGACAGAATCAATGTAGCACGTTTAACAGTTTATCTACGTAGTCAACTTAATAAGTTAGCTAGACCGTATATTTTTGAACCAAACGACAAAATCACTAGAGATGAAATCAAACAAGCCTGCGAGAGCTTATTGCTTGAACTAGTTAGTTTGAGAGCATTATACGACTTTGCTGTTGTTTGTGATGAGTCTAACAATACCGATTC